GGTGAGTGGCAAAGCCACGAACGGGGACATAAAGAATACGGCGGTGAGTGGCAAAGCCACGAACGGGGACATAAAGAATACGGCGGTGAGTGGCAAAGCCACGAACGGGGACATAAAGAATATGGCGGTGAGGCACGAAGTGCCGAACAGGGAAAGTAAAAATGGATATGTCCTTGAACCCGATCAGAAGCATGGAGCCGTTGTTGTTGAAACGGCTGCGATTGGTATTTCCGGTAAAGACGTTTCAGATGGAGCGGGTTGCACCGGTGATGGATGCTGCGGAGTTTGAGCGGTTGACGCGGCAGACACCCTATATCGGGCTGGCGTTTAACGGTTTTAGAAATGATGCGCAGGCTGGGCGGTTTGTGCAGGGGCTGTGGAACTGGAAGCTGATTATTGTTTGTAAGGCAGTGGGGAGTTTTAACCGGCGCGTCAAGGGGGACAAGTTTGATGTTGGGCTGGACGATATCATGGATGTAGCGAGCGTTATTTTGCACGGAGTGAGCTTGGATGAAATTGGGCTTGTATCTGTGACTTCATCGGATGTGGTTTACAGCCAGGGTTGGGGCAATCAGGCAATTGTGCTGGCACATCTGGATTTTAATGTTCGCACCAATATGGCGAGTGGCGATTTGAAGCTGGAAACGCCTCAAGACTTCAAGGGCATTAATGCCATATGGCTTTCAGGAGATGAGAACCAAGAGGCGTAGAGGGGCTTTAGCCCCGAAAGGGAATGTAAAATGACTGAAATGGTTAAAGTAAAGGCGGTTGCCGGTCGCGATACGTTGATGGAAGATGGTCGTGAGTGGCCACAAGGGAGCGTGCTGGTTGAGAAAACGCATTATATCCGGCGCAGATTGGCGGATGGCGACATTCAAGAGGCGGTGAGTGGCGGTACGCCACGAACAGGGAATGAAAAAAACCAAGAAGTGGGTGGAAAGAAGTCTGTTTCTGAACCCTCTTCCCCCTCTTCTAAAGGAGATAAATAACCATGGCTGGGAATTTGATATTTGACGAGATCCCTGTGGATCGTCTGGAACCGTCGGTGTTGCTGGAGGTCAAGCCGAATTATGCGCAGACTGGCTTGTTGCCGATGCCGATCAGGAATTTGGTGATTGCGCCGAGATTGGCAACAGGCACTTTGAAGCCTGGTGAGGTGGTGGAAATTAGTCGTCCTGATGAGGCGCGTATTTATTTTGGCCGTGGATCGATTGGGGCGGCGATGGCAAGCCACTTTCGTAAGGTGAACCTCAATCAGCCGCTTTATGTTCTTGGGGTTGAGGATGACGTAAACGGCGTGGCGGCAACGGGGAAAATCACGTTTTCTGGTTCGGTAACGAATAGTGTGGTCTTGCGGTTTTTAATTGATGGGGTGCAGGTGAGGGTTTATGCACCGGCATCAAGCGGTGCGGATACGCTAGCTGGCAATCTGGCGGCGGCGATTAATGATAATCTTGACTTGGTAGTGACGGCAGCAAGCTCGGGCGGTGTGGTGACGATCACCTCAAGGCACAAGGGCGAGATTGGCAATGAGATTGATCTACGCGTCTATACAAAAGCACAACCTTTGCCCTCTGGTCTGTCGGTGGTGGTGACGCCGATGTCGAGCGGTTCTGGCAATCCGGATTTGCAGGGCGCGTTAGATGCAATTGCCAGTACATGGTTCACGACGATTGTCCAGCCCTGGTCTGATGTGAGCAATATGGCGGCGTTTGCCGAATTTTTGAAAGATCAGTTTTTGGCGACGTCAAAGATGGATGCTTTGGGCTTTACGTTCAAGCGTGGTTCTTACGCGGCCCTGTCGGCCTTTGGGCAATTCACCAATTGCGCCCAACTGGTTTGTGGGGGATTGCATGGCTCACCGACGAGCCCGTGGATGATGGTCGCTAGCGCGGGTGCGGTGAGCGCGTTTCATTTGGCCAATGATCCGGCGCGACAGTTGAAGAGTTTGGTTCTGCCTGGTGTGATCGCGCCGGAGACAAAAGACCAGTTCATTGATGGTGAGAAAGACAATCTGCTGCGCCGTGGCATCTCGACGTTCAATTGTCTTTCTGATGGATCGGTGACGTTCTCACGGGTGATTACCACCTACCGGAAAAATAACCTCGATGTTGACACACGCGCCTGGCTCGATGTGATGACGGCAGCGACGACGATACGCATTCGCTATGATTTTGCCGCTTATGGCGGTTTGCAATTTCCACGTGCCAAGTTGGCGCGTGATGACAGTCCGGCGGCGACAGCGATCAAGGTGGATAGCGACGGCATGTTGGATAGTGCGATTGTGACGCCGCGGATCATGGCGAGCGTGTGGGCGGGGCGGTGCCAGCTTTATGCCAATAACGGTTGGATTGACGATGTCGAGACGACCATTCGCCAGAGTTATTTCCAGATTGCGCCGAATGATAAGAACCGACTGGAGAGTAAGCAGATCATCGACATTATGGGTAATTTGATGGTGCTGGCCGGTAGCCTTGAATTTAAAGCGAACAGTTAGGAGATAATCAATGGCACAATCAGTTGGCATTGTTGAGATTACATGGCGCGGGGTGAATATTCCTGTCGAGAAAGGGGCGAAGTTGAAGCTTGGCGGCATCAAGAACAATCTGGTGGTGGCGGGGCGTGGTGTGTCGAGGGCGCAGGAATGGATAGCTTCGGAGATTACCGCGACAACGCCTCTGTTTCGGCAGCAGCGTTATTCATCGCTTTGGGATGAGGGCGAGGGTGAGCTGATCGTTCAGTGTGATACGAGGCAAAGTTATACCTTTCCTGATGCTTTCCTGACAGACCCGCCGGAGATTACTGGTGGTGAGGGTGGTAAGTTGGAACTCAAATGGGTTGGTGGACAATGGAGCGAGGTCGTGGCATGAGCAAGGAAATTTATATTGGTAAAAAGCCGGATTACAGCGATGATGATCTGGTGATTGAGGAAGTGGCACCGGCTAGTGACGACAATATCGTTGATGAAGTGGCTGCCACGGATGAGAGTAACGCCCTGCCGAAGGGGGCGGTGCGCAACGGCGATGGTACGGTGACGTTAAAGCTGCTGAAAGCGGTTGAGTTGCAGATCCGAGATCAAAGTGGCCGGGTGCGAGTGGAGAGTTATGAAACGCTTACCTTCAATTATCTCACCGGGGTGGATTTGCGTGCCATTCGGGCGGCAAAAGAGAGTGAGCAGAATATTGTTGCCTTTGCGCGGGCTACAAGGATGAGTTTGGCGGTGATGAACAAGCTGTTTGACAAGATGCATGTGGCGGACATCAATGCCGGTGGCGAGGTGATGGCGGCTTTTTTGGCGCGTGGCCACTAGACAAAGCGATGATGATGGGCGGGCTGGCCGAGGCGACCGGCTTTAGCGCGCATGAGATTGAGACAATGTCGCCCGCTGCCCTCACATTTTGGTGGAACTGCATCATGGCCTACCGCGAAGAAGTAAAGCAACGAATGGAAGGATAAAGGTTCAAGGTCGATGTCCAATCGCGATATAAAACTTGACGTCCTTATTCGGTTGCGCGACCAGATGACGGGCGGCTTGCGCAAGATGACGGCGGGGCTGGATAAAATGTCGTCAGCGATGCGCAAGATTGGAGCTGTGGGGGCGATTATCTCCGGGCTTTCTTTCATGGGGCCGATGGAAAGCGCGGCGGGGTTTCAACAACAGCTGATTGACATTGCTGGTACCGCGGAGCTGACTGGAACAAAAGCCTATCAATTCGTTGACAAGATGAAGGCGCGTTATGAGGATTTGGCCTTGACGATTGGCCAATCGTCACAGACCATTGCTGAAGGCGCGGGCTTGATGATTGCCGCCGGTGTTGATGAGCTGCAGGTCGATAAATCCATTGAGGCTATAGGGCGGGCGGCGACGGCTGCCAATGCTGATTTTAATGATATGGCCGACGTCGTGACCTCGATGCTTGTCAATTTAAAACTTCCCGTTGAGGAAATGGATGATGCGCTTGGCGCACTCGTGACGGCAGGAAAACTCGGGAGCTTCGAGTTGAAAGACATGGCAAAGAGTTTTCCCTCCCTCACCTCACAAGTGGCCAAGATGGGGGTTGAGGGGCGTGAGGCGGTCAACACATTAGGGGCGATGTTGCAGATTGCGATGAAGGGAGCGGCTCTGCCTTCTGTCGCGGCCAATAATCTGGAAGGCTTTTTGGCCAAACTGCTGAGCCCGCGCGTGGTGAAGAACT